ACGTTCTGGTGTTCAACGATAGCACGTTGATACCAGTTGATTGAGGATCAACTTCCAACAACTGACTAATACCTTCTACGATGGTATTGACCTGGTTGTCGTAATATATCTCCTCGTCAGCGGCTTTGTCGCCGTTGAATGTAAGAGCTGTTGTAGCTTTCTGGTCGAACACGGCCATGATGCTACCAACTACAGACTCGTTGAACGTCGGGTTACCTTCGTTATCGAGCTTGTATCTCTTGAAGAAGAAATCAGGGAGCGCAATTGCTGGTTTCTCAGCGCGTGCTTCCGAGCCTTCTGGGTCACCGTTGGTGTCAGGTCGAAACGCTGCTTCTTCGGTGAATTGTGGTTGAACCAATTCTGGTCCTATCTCTTGATCGTCTGGATCAAAGTAATCGTCATTAGACATATGTGCCTCCTTTGGCATTTATTATTAATAATATGTACATAGGGTATTGGTGGTTTGCGTCAACACTCTTGGATAATAGTTGTTACGATTAGTGGCCTTGCTACTAGACCAACACCCAACGTACACAATAACCATGTATTAATGACGACGGAGGAGTCATTCCTGTACCGGATGTCTGAAAGTAGCGGTACAGGGCTAAGTGCTTGATATAACGGGAGTTTATGGAAAACTGTACCAGAACGATATTAGTAGTGGTACAGGACAGAAGCCTCTCGGCGTAAGGCTTAGAGGCGTATCTGTACCAGATGTACCATTGGTTATGAATATTAAACCTAAAATCTATAACTATGGTCCACGGTCGATTACTGTTATCTCCTAGAAAGTACTGGTACATTCGGTACAAAGACGTAGTTTTAGCCGGCATCGTAGATCTGCTGTGCGTCTCAGCTGTACCAGCAAGGGAGAATGTACGTGGTACACACCCGGTACAGGCGGTACAGTCGAGACTGCACACCAGCCTAGAGGCAGGCAACCACGTTCCTTGACGATGCATCAGCAAGCTGATGATAGTAGTACGGCACACTAGGATGGTCTGTACATAAAAAAAGGTGAAGGACATAAGCCCCTCACCTTATTGTTAACGTTAACTGTTACGATGCTGCTCGAAGTCGAACTCCATCTGTTGTGGTTCACGTTTGATAGCCATTGGTTTTGGCTCTTGGTCTTCGGTTGTTAGTAACTCATCAGTCTTATGATAACCTTTCTTGGTTTCATCATATGCTTGTTTACCTACTGAACCGAGTACACGTACTGACTTGTCTGCTACATAGACTGTTGCGCCTATAGCTTTGAAGCCTAAGCTAATGGTGTTACCCACTAGCCTAGTTGTACCTTTGACCATGTCTGTCATTGACATGTTGGTTGCTTGTTGTACATGACCTTTTACTTTACTAGATAGGTTGTCCATTGCTGGCCTCCTTCTTCTCGATAGGGAATAGAAAGATTGGTTCGACCTTTCCGTCTATTACTAATGGTTGAAAGTTAGGGTAGAGCGTGATGCCTTTCCCACCGTTGTTGGCTATACCAATGTCAGTCCAGCCTGGATTGTCTTTGGTTGTGCCGTTCTCATCCTTAGATGTATAAGGACGTTTTACTTTAGCTACGTACATTGTGTTACCTCCACATTATGTAGTTGTTATGTCTACGTCTGATTGACCTAGATTCATATGACCTATGTATTAACATCGACGGAGGAGATGTTGGAGGGGTACCGGACAAGGTTCCAAGGCGAAAAAATTAGAAACAAGGTTCCAAAAAGCGAATCGGGGAAGGGTACTGGCTCTGGGGCGGAGAGGGGGGGCCTGAGTGAGCGATGGTCTTGACTTTTTCTAATATATATTTTTTTGGTAAAAATTTTCAATTTCACGTATATTGACACTATAATATTAGGAACATGTCAAAAGTGCTTGAAAAAATAGAACTATCTGATACAGACCGAGCGGAGCTACAATCTCACTATCCGTACATGGACGTGAAACTTAACGAGCTATCTGTACAAGAAGAACGCCTGATTTTATTCCATCTACGTGGAATGACAAAAGCTGCCGCCGGCCGTGCAGCGGGGTACGCAGACGCAGAACATGTGTACAAGATCTTTAAAAAACCTGTAGTGCAAAAAGCCCTAGGTCATTTGCGCAATGAATTTAAAGAAGACATAAAGTTCGATAAGCACCAAGCAACTTCTATGTACTTAGAAGCGCACCGTAAGTCAGCAACATCTACCGAAGAAAAAAACGTAGTAGATTCTTTATGCAAGCTTCACGGTCTATTTACCCCAGAAAACGCAACCCAGATTAATATCAATGTTGATTCTATAGAACAACTTGAGAAGCTACCCGACTCCGAGCTTTTAAAAATAGCAGGAGTTGATAACCAGTATTTAATACCCAATAGCGGTAAGGGAGGTAAAGATGACTAAGTACCATCAGCAAGCGCAAGCTACCAATAAAAAAAGAACCACTTGGAGAGCGAACATTAAACAAGACGACAAAGGTATGTTTACCTTAAAGCCCGTCAAAACGGAGAAACGACATGCGAAAAAAGAAAGCGCCAGCTAAGAAGATGACTGCTAAGCAAAAAACTTTGCCAAAATTTTTACAGAAAAAAATAATGGCTAAAAAGAAGAAGAGTAAGTAATGGCTAAAGGAATGAAGCATTACAAACGAGATGGTACCGAGTACAAAGGTAACACTCATAAAATGCCTAATGGTCACTTACACTCAAACAAGACTCATACTAAAACAAGCGTAAGACTTTTTCATTTTAAAGATCTTTCTAAGACTGCTAAAAAGAAAGCTAAAGCATAATGGCTACTAAAAGAAAAACGACTAAAAAGAAGAGTGGAGCAAAGCCCACTAACCCGAAGCTCTATGCAAGAGTGAAAGCTGAGGCTAAAAGAAAGTATAAAGTATGGCCTTCTGCATATGCGTCAGGTTGGCTAACTAAAACGTATAAAGCTAGAGGCGGAAGATACAAGTAATGGCTAATACCAAACCCAAAGGTGGACTAACAAAATGGTTCAAAGAAGATTGGGTTGATATTGGTTCACGTAAGAAGAAAGGTAAGTACCAACCTTGCGGTAGAAAATCAGCAAAGGGAAGTAGTAAACGTAAATACCCTAAGTGTGTGCCAAAATCTAAAGCGGGGAAAATGACAACTGCACAAAAACGTAGTGCAGTTTCTAGAAAACGAGCGGCGGGAAATCCAGGAGGCAAGCCTACTAGAGTAAGGACTATAGTAAAGAAAAAATCTACTGCTAAGACAAGGAAGCCAGCAGTTAGAAGGAGGACAAGGCGTGCCAAGAAAAAAAGCTAAGGCAATACGAAGAACAACGGGTAAAGGCGGTAATTATCGTAAGACTAAGTCTGGCGCGGGGATGACTAAGAAAGGGGTAAAAGCTTATAGAAAGGCGAACCCCGGTTCAAAGTTAAAAACTGCAGTTACAGGTAAAGTTAAAAAAGGTAGTAAAGCTGCTAAAAGACGTAAGTCATATTGCGCTCGTTCTGCAGGACAACTTAAACGTAGTTCAGCAAAAACGAGGAATGATCCTAATTCTAGAATAAGGCAAGCTAGAAGAAGGTGGAAATGTTAATTTGCCTACATAACGGAGAATAGTATGGGATACGGAAAAATGAGTTACCCAAAAGGGCCAACTAAAAAGAAAAAGAAAACGACCAAGAAGAAGTCTAAGAAAAAAGGTAAATGCTAGCGGATGCAAATAGACAAACAAGAATGCGAGGTTTGTAAAGCCTTACATCCTGACACACTATTCCCGTCCGACGACGGCGTATGTGTATACTGTAAAGCTGAGGAAGCGGAACGGCTAGAACCCCCTGAGCCAAAACTTACCAAAGCAGAAGCTAAGAAAATTTCTCAGGAAGAAGCTGCTCATAGGGAACTTGCTTTACGCGCACTTTCACGTAAACACATGTTGCCGTTTGTAGAGCGATTTGATCCTAACTACCAAGCTGGTTGGGTACATAAAGATATTTGTAGAAGGCTAGAACAATTTAGCCAGGACGTAGCAGATAGAAAATCACCAAGACTAATGTTGTTCATGCCTCCTAGACATGGCAAATCGACCTTGGCTAGTGTTGCGTTTCCCGCTTGGCATCTAGGAAGAAATCCAGAACACGAGTTTATTAGTTGTTCATACTCAGGCTCTTTGGCCATGTCCTTTTCTAGAAAAGTCCGACATCAATTAAGAGAGCCAAATTATAAAAATATATTTAATGGCGCAATACTAGATCCAACATCTCAGTCTGTAGAGTCCTGGTTAACTACTAAAGGTGGTGGTTATGTAGCTGCCGGTGTTGGTGGTGGTATTACAGGTAAAGGTGCGCACGTATTAGTAATTGATGACCCAGTTAAAAACAGAGACGACGCCGAATCAGAATATAGCCGTGATTCAGTTTGGGATTGGTACACATCTACGGCTTACACACGTCTTGCTCCTGGAGGCGGAATACTTGTTATTTTAACAAGGTGGCACGATGACGATTTAGCAGGAAGATTATTACAAGCAGCAAACAACGGCGCTGATGAATGGGAAGTAGTTAAATATCCTGCGTTAGCAGAACAAGACGAAGAATACAGAGACCAAGGCGAAGCCCTACACCCAGAAAGGTATGACGTACCTTCTTTAGAAAAAATACAACGAGCTATTGGACCTAGAGATTGGTCAGCTCTATATCAACAGAATCCAGTTGCGGATGAAGGTGATTACTTTAATAGAGAGATGATTAACTATTATGATGAACCTGATTTAGATTATGACAGGCTAAAGTACTACTGCGCGTGGGACTTGGCGATTGGACAAAGAGAACGGAACGACTACTCTGTAGGTTTAGTTGTAGGCGTAGATGAGTATGACAAATTATTTGTGGTAGACTGCGTAAGAGGACGATGGGACGGATTCGAGTTAGTAGAACAAATACTGGACTTGTACGAGACCTGGAGGCCTGGAGTTGTAGGTATAGAAAAGAGTCATATAGAAATGGCTATTGGTCCGTTCCTACAAAAAAGAGTTAGAGAGAGAAATTTACACGAGGCGTATTTTCGTGATCTAAAAACAGGAAGGAGAGACAAAGAAGCTAGAGCAAGAGCAATTCAAGGTAGAATGCAACAAGGCATGGTATACTTTCCAAGAGACCCTGTTTGGGTTGGCCCCTTAGTTGCAGAACTATTGCGTTTTCCAATCGGTGTACACGATGACCAAGTGGAT